ATGAAAAAGGTAGTAAAAATAGAAAAAATTTTGATTGATAAAGATAAAATTCCTAAAATCATGAAAATTTTTGGTTGTTGCAAGAGTACAGTCCACAATGCTCTAGCTTACCGGAGTAATAGCAAACAGGCTCAGGATATTCGTTCCTGTGCCACGAACCGATTCGGAGCAGAACCTGTCAAGGTGCCGCAACTTAGATAAAGTGTGTTAAGTGTGTAATATTTGGCTGTTGAACTTTTAGATTAGTTATTCAGACAATATGCGTTTGTAAAACTGGTTATGCGTGAGCATAGTTAAACGATTTAAGAAAGTTCTTTTTCTTATTTGCAAAACCTATCTTCAATAGATAGAGTTGGTTACTAGTTACAATTCACTCTTGTGCGTGAGCATAGGAGTGAAACATGGGAATCGAGCTAGCTCACTCGGAGTGAGCGGGGAAACCCGAGCAAAGGCGTTCAACTCGTCTCGAATCCCCAAATAGTTTTGGATATTGTTATTATAATATTTCTTGAAATTGTTAGGTGTGGAGCGGTATAGACCCAGTGGCAATATAAGTTGTTTGCGTTGAATTCATGCGCCACGAACCATAAGGAAATGTTGTGGTCGAGCATTCTACCAGCACCTTTCGTTTTATACCTTATTATATATAGCAGTTTCCGGAACAATCCCATTGTCCGTTTGTGGGCATAAGATCTTTGACATATTGGAAAAGTGTAAAGTCGAATAGTGTTAAGTCATTATAAGGGAATGCGCGATTATTATTCCAATAAGTCCGCATCCCCGAGCATCAGTCTTTATGACTGATAGCTAAAGCGGTGAGCATGGCTCTTAAATTCATGGTAGCGCATGATGCCGTTATCCACCGATGGTGTAACTGGTTAGCACGCCCGAAACTGTTTTGTGTAAATCCTTAATACATTCTTATCAAATCGGGAAGTTGGGTCCGAATCCCTAAAGTGGACTATTTTTTCATTGGAGTCTAGTCGCAGCAGCGGCAGCGACTTTATATTTTATGTTTTTCATAATATTTCTTTCCTGCCAGTCCGTGAGGATAGGCAGGTTTATCTTAAACTTCAAAATCAATGGCTTATGATAGATTTATCCGAACCTACTCTCCACAAGTACCGGAGAAAGGTTCTCGAAATATACAGAGAACTCGAAAGAAACCCTTGGGCACCCTTAGGAATCTTCGAGTCAAAGCTGAGGAAAATTAATATCCTCAACTCTAAGATTAAAAATGTGTCCTCAGACATCGGAAAGCCCGAGGGCGAGTATTCAAACTTTACAAATGATAATTACGTGCAATATGGGTTTAAAAAGGAAAACTCCTCTCAAGAGGACACCTATAAAGACTCCTTGGGATAAAGCCAAGGAGGACCAGGAAAAGAAGAAGGCGAAAGCCGGACTTAGCAAAAGTAAGCTGAGAGACAAACTCGATGCAGTCTTCTCCAAATACATTCGACTGAAATATTCTGATGATAAAGGTTATTGCCGATGCATCAGTTGCGGTAAGGTTTTCTCTTGGAAGGAAATTCAATGCGGCCATTACATGTCGAGGCGTTACATGTCAACCCGATTCAGCGAAGATAACTGCCGGCCACAATGCGTAGCTTGCAATATTTTCAATCAAGGCAATATTCAGATGTATCGCCGCGCGCTTATCAAGCAGATTGGCGAACAGAGGGTTGACTTGATAGAGGTTAGGGCAAGAACAGAAAACAAGAACTGGTCACTCTTCGAGTATAATCAGTTGATAGCCTTCTATCAGAAAGAAGTAGACAAACTTTTAGAACTGAAACATTTATAAGAATAGATTATATGAGTAAATCAGGTACAAAAATCAATGTAGAATTGGTAACACATGGGTGTTTCCCAACAAAGGCGTATGAGACGGATGCCGCTTACGACCTTCATTGCAGCAAGGACACGGAAGTATCTCCAAACAAGCGCTTTTACGTTCCGCTCGGGTTCAAGATACAACTTCCTTCAAATATGAAGATGCTGATTCAGCCACGTAGTGGCATGTCGGGCAAAGGAATGTTGTTAGATGTTTATTTCCCTTCTTGGCTCTTTCATGGCGACTATCTATGCAAGGTTAGAGCAAACCTTGATGTAATTCTCGGTTTGATTGATTGCGGCTATGGCGAAGAAGTTCATGCCATCGTCAAGTCGGGCAGATGGAGGTTAAAGCATCGCATCATGCGCCTGCTCGGTTTCAAGTTTATCATCCCTTATTCCCTACGAATCTGCCAAGGCGCCTTCACTTACGTTCCAGATACAAACTTGGAACTTGGCAAAGTAATCGGCACTCGTAGTGGTTTAGGATCAACAGATAAGGCTTAGTTTGTTGTTTATATATTTTCCCTGCCCATTTCTCGGTTAACACCCGAGCATGGGTAGGTTTTAAAACAAAATCATGAAAAAGAATATCAGACAGAATTTCTTCAATCATATCAAGAAGGTACTTGATATAGTTGACAAGATGGGGGATGAGGCAAAGCATTTCCGTTGCATAGTCCTCATGGGTGACAAAACCATTCCGAAGGCGTACGCATTCATGCACGCATCGCCCGAAGACCTCAAAAACCTTATCTTGAACGCCATGCGCAACAGCGACCAGTTCACCTACGCTACAGCAAGGGCATTCGAGGAATACGATAAGGAACTGAGAGAAAAAAGAAGAAACTTTAAACAAAGATAAAAATGAAGAAAATCCTATTCAAGACACTTAAACTGCAAAATTTCTGTGGCATCCGCACAGGAGTCTTCGATTTCGGAGAAGACCTTACTCTTATCTCGGGAGATAATGGAAGAGGCAAGAGCACTATCGGCAACGCCATCATGTACACATTATTCGGTACCGATACCAACGGCATGCAGCTCGACATCAAAACCTTCGATGAGAATCACAATATTATCAAGGAGATAGAGCATTCTTCCGAGTTGGTTATGTCGGTAGATGGCGATGAAATCTCGTTCAAGCGAGTTCTGACCGACAAGTGGAAAGGTGATAAATGCACCAATACCTTCAAGTACTATGTTGATGGCGAATTGACTACCGCCGGAGATTTCAGCAACGTAGTTGACGGAATCTTCCAAGAAGACCCATTTGCGTGGTGTATCTGTCCTAATCTGTTCCTTGGTATGACTTGGCAGAATCAGCGTGCATTCCTTCAGTCGTTGGCAGGTGACATTTCAGTCGAAGACATCACGAAGGGCGAAGAGAAGTACGATTATCTTGTTGAACTCCTCAAACAGAAAGACATTGACGCCATCCTTCACCACCTCAAGCACAAGCGTACAGAAGTCCAGAAGGAACTCGATGCGGTCCCTATCAGACTTGCCGAACTCGACAAGACCCTTCCACCAAAGCTAGATTGGGAAGCTCTAGAGAAAGAAAAGGCTTATCTCCAAGAAGCATTGGTGGAGATTGACAACAAGATTCAGCAGATTCGCACAGGTGGAGCAGACAGAGTTCGCCTTGACGGAATCCGCAAGAAGATTGAGTTTGCCGAAAAGCGCAAGCGAATGATGGAGCAGGGCGCAGATAAGGAGTCTACCGATAACATGACCAAGCACCAAAGCGATGTTCTCAACGCCAACGCAGCCTTCAACAAGGCAGAATCTACAGTCGATAACCTCAAAGCCGTCATGAGTGGCTATCCTACCACCGAGGTTCAGATAAACGCTCAGATTGAAGAGTGCAAGAAGAAGGTTAGCGACTTAAACAAGCGTAGCGATGAGATTGCCAAGCGCACTTGGGAATGGGATGATAAGGACGGTTTCTGTCCTCATTGCGGTCAGGCTCTCCCTCTCGGTGATGTTCAGCTCCTCAAACAGGAATCTCAGAACCGGTTCAACTCTCGCAAGGCAGAGGATATGAAGGAACTCAACAATGAGTTTGCCAAACTACAAAGCGCATACACCGAACTCAACAAAGAGTTGGATAAACTGAATGATGATCGTCAGACCACCACAAACCAACTCGTCAAGACTCACCAAGCCCTATCAGAGGCTGAAAAGCATAAGGCAGATGTTGATGCAGATGTTCCTAGCACCTACGAGGAGATTCTTGCCTCCAAAGAAGAGTATCAGCAGGTAGTAAAAGAGATTGGCGAGTTGCAGGCAGAACTCGACAAACCATCAGATAACAACGAGGATAACGACAAGTTACTTCAATCACTCGCTGAAGAGCGAAAGCCGCTCGCTGACAGATACGATGAAGTCCTCGAACTCCTCGCCTCAAAAGCATCTTACGACAACACAATGACTCATATCGAAGCAGCGCAGAAGGATAAAGCCATCTTTCAGGAGCAGCTTGATGATATTGATGATAAACTCAATATCACAAACGAGTTCTATCAGTTGTCTTGCAAGGCTCTCGAAGATAAGGTCAATCAGCACTTCTGTTTCGTAAAGTGGAGTCTGTTCCTTCCAAAACTCGATGGCGAAAAGAAACCTTATTGCGAATGTTATCACAATGGTGTGCCTTACAGCCGTCTCAATGGTGCTGCCAAGGTGAATGCCGGAATCGACATCGCGCGCACTATCGGTCAGTTCTATGATGTATCGGTTCCTGTTGTGCTTGATGAATGCGAAAGTGTTAACCATCCGCTCAGCACAGGCGGTCAGCAAATCCGTCTGGTAGTATCAAAGGATGATAAACTGAAGGTTGAGTATTTCGCTCTGGCCACAATGGATTGAAACACATCATGCAAATCAAGACAAAGTTCGATATAGGTGATGCAGTCTATCTGCTCGATGGGTACAAAATCCGACGTGCAAACATCGTGGGCGTATTCTTTCAGCAGATAGGTGAGGCACCTTGCTCTATTCAGTATAAGTTCGCTGTCTTCCCTACAAGGAAAGAAAGCGAAGTGTTTAAAACAAAAGAAGAATTAATCAAACATATAAGTAAATAAAAATCATGGCAGAAACTTTAAAATTAGAAATGTTGGTTGACAAAGACCTTATCAAGGGTACTCTAGCGTTAGGAGGAGGCATGAAGGACGGAACGGATTCGAGCCGGATAAAGAAGTGGTTAGATAGCCACGATAGCGTAGAGGTTGATCCAAAAGAACTTTTTCCGGAAAGTGGTGAAATCAACCTTGCTTTGGGGACTATAGCCTTGGCTGGTATCGCTAAGGAATTAATCAATCATAAAGAAGAGGAGAAGTAATCATGGCAGAAACAGCAGTAGCAAAGGCACAGCCTTCTCAGAAGGCTGTAGCAGTTAAGAATTTTCAGGCGGTAATGAACAATAGTTATTACCAAAGCCTGTTGCAGAACACTTTGAAGGACAACAAAGGCGCCTTCACCACCAGTTTGATGGAGTTGTTTACTTCCGACCCTCAGCTGATGCAGTGCAACCCTAATGCGCTCATGGGCGAGGCTGTAAAGGCAGCAGGATTACGCTTGCCTATCAACAAGCAGTTGGGGCAGGCATACATCGTAGTCTTCAACAACAAAGATAAGAAGACTGGTCAGATTATCCCAACTCCAACCCTCATCATCGGAACTAAGGGTTACATCAATCTCGCCCTTCGTACAAACAAGTATGCAAACATCAATAAGGGAACTGTATATGAAGGTGAACTCCAAGGTTTTGACAAGGTAACTGGTGCGCTCGATATCAGCGGAGAAAAGACTTCCGATGCGCCAGTTGGATATTTCGCATATTTCAAGCAGAAGTCTGGCTTCGAGAAGATTATGTACATGTCTCTTGATGAGGTATGTAAGTTTGCTAAGACCTACGCTCCAACCGTCAAGTACTCAAAAATTACATGGCAGGAATTGAGAGATTTGGCTATCAAGCAATCCGTTGAAGGCACCGGTGGAGGTCTTGGATGGTTTGCAGGTTTTCAGGACATGGCAGAAAAAACGGTTCTTCGACAACTTCTTTCATCATGGGGTGAGCTTTCTGTTGATGCTGAGCAGATTATCAATGCCGATGAACGACCTTCTGCTATCGTTCAGCGTGATGAGGAGTTTGCCGAGGCAAAGAACGTTATCACCATCAGTAATGATACCGGCGAAGTCGTGAATGCCGAAGAAGTACATGATGAGCAGCAACAGGCTCAAAAATTTAGTTTGAGTTAAGTATGAAGTTGATAGTAGTAAATAGCAATAGTCAAGGCAATAGCTACGTACTGGAGTCTAGTAATGGTCAGCAGCTCTGTATAGAGGCAGGTCGTCCGTTGCAGGAAGTAAAGAAAGTTGCAAACCTCAAAACATCAAAATGTGTGGGAGTGATTATCAGTCACTCCCACGGCTGAAAGGCGATCATGCAAAAAATGCCAAAGACTTTCTGAGAGCAGGAATCGATGCTTACTCTACCGAAGAGTTATCCGAGAAATGCAAGGGAGTAAAAGGCATGATTAAAGAACAGACCTATCACCTTGGTGCTTTCAGCGTCACCCCTATGAAGGTAGAACACGATGTGCCTTGTTTCTCTTTCCTCATTCATCATCCGGAAATGGGAACCATGATGTTCTTCACCGATTGCTACAATATGGAAAATGTAGTTCAAGGGTGTCGCTACTTCTTGGCAGAATGCAACTATGATGATTCTCTCCTAGAGAAAGCTGTAAACGAAGGCAAGACGATAGTCAGCCAAGCCGACCGCATCCGTCTTTCCCACATGAGCCTGACTCACTCTATCGAGTATCTCAACGAATGCAAGGCAGCCAATACCGCCAAGCGCATCGTCCTCATTCATGGTTCAGCACGCCATCTTAACCCCGATGTTGCCGTAAACAAATTCCAGCAGGTCATCGGTGTTCCAACCGACTATGCTTGTAAGGGTTTAGTAATCAATCTAATGTAATTATAATAATATGAGTGTATACAATCCTAATGATCCTCGTGAATATTTAGCTATCGTAAAGGCTGTTCAGAAAGCTAAAGAATGTGGGTATAAAATCGAACTAAAGAAGTTTCACCCCATTCAGACCGATAAGCAGTCCAGTTATCTTCACTTCATGATTAGCTATCTCGCCCTAAAACTAGGGCAGACCTTCTACGAAACGCTTCGTGATATTCAGCGCAACGTTTGCAGCTACATCTTCTATACCGATGAGGTAGACAAGACAGGCAACCGCAAATACAAGCCTCTCACTTCTCTCAATACAGCAGAGGCTAGCAGCGTTATCCGAAACGTGATAGATTACGCAAATGTCCGCAGTATCATGATTCCGGAACCCGATGATCAGGTAGGCTTGCAGTATTGCAAGCGTGAACTCGAGAACTCGGGTGCCGGTTGGGTATAAATCATCAAAATCATATAGCTTATGAAAACGTTAAAGGAAATCCATTCGGAGGCTAATAAATATTCGGAAAGCGAACCCCTGCAAGATGCTTTTGTAGCCGGTGCAAGATGGGCGCTTACGGGTAAGTATTACAAGCCTTCTGAGTTGTTCGGCAATAATGCCGAAGTGGAGACGGTAGACTTAGAGGTTGAAGAATCTTCTGCTATCATCCAAACTGAGCCAGCTCCAACATTTGAGGAGTTTTGGGAAGCTTATTCTTATAAGAAAGGTAGGAAAAAGGCAGAAGAAAAGTGGAACAGACTAAAGCTAGCCGATAAATTAGCTTGCATGGCAGCCGTTCCTGCTTACGTGGCATCGACCCGCAAGCCGACCGACCCGATCGTACCTCATGCTAATATACCCTTCCGCATGCATCCACTCACTTATCTGAATGGTGAAAGATGGGAAGACGAAATAGAAACACCTGTAAATTATGAGCAACAACGGAATATCCAACGTTCAGAGCGCGCTGCCCGACTCATCGCGAGTGCCTATCATCAGGGATAAGGCAAACTATCAGCGTCCTGCAACCTTAACTGAGGCTATAAAGAAGAATAAGGAAACCATGTTGGATATTCAGAAACGTGGTGGACTCAGAGACCTCGTAGGATGGGTAACAGGACGACTGATAGACCTTCTCTATTATCTGGGCGCCTACGATAATGCAACAGATTATCAGATTCAGTTGCTTGCTCAGCGTATCTGTACAAAGTATTTCTACATAACACCTGCAGAACTTGATTACTTCTTCGTTGCCTTCACCAATGGTGAATACAACAAGCTCATCAACAACGGAAAGACAATCAATCCACAGGATATAATGAAATCCTTGATAGCTTACGAGACCGACCTGCTGAAGGAGCGTGGAAGGGTAGAGGACGAGCGCAGAAAAGAAGAAGAGCGACTGAAAGCGATAGAGGATGCAAAGAAACCTCATGGCATAGAGGCATGGAGAAACTACTGCAAGTCGAAGGGCTTAGACCCCGATACGCATACGTTGCCATCCGTCAGCCTCCATGATGTCAACAAGGAACTGAATATTCAAAATCCTGGAAGAATGGACGAATTAAGATAAACAATTAAACAAAATGAAAGTTATGAATACAATTCAAATAGATATTATCATCGTGCTAGCTATCCTGTTGTTGGTAGCTATAGCAATCATCGTTGCAGACCACATCAAATACTACAATTACTATTCAAGCAAGGGTAAGATGGTGGTCCTTCGAATCAATAATTCCGAAGTAAGAGGTCGCCTCAACTCAGAGGGCTTAACTCTCTGCCAGTGTGCTTACTATAACACACACAAGTATCTCTACACCATCGAAGGTGATCATATCTGTGGTTTTACCGAAGAATGCACCCATCTGATAGAAGATGCTATCAAAAACCATCAAGAGGTAATTGATTGTGATATTGATGTCAGCAAGTTCGTGAACGAGGTCAAGAAGTTACAACAGGAGTATGGAACTAAAGAGGAGGAGTAAGTATGATAGACGATAAGAAAATAGAAGCTGCAAAGGAAGAAATCTATGAAGATATATTTCTGTTAAATGGCGAAGATGTAGTTTTCGATAATGATGCTAAGGAAGAAATGTTCTACAAAGAGGACATTAAAGAAGCTATTGGGCTAGGTGCTAAGTGGGCTATCAATGAGTTCTTGAAGGATTTGCTTCACCCTGCTAGCGAAGTTCCACGTAATGATAACGGAAAGGTTCTAGCATATTCAAAAGAATATGGATATAGAAAGCTCTACGATATGAACGATATGCTCGATGAAATCGATTGCGGTGAATATCAAGAAATGTGGAACGAGGAAGTCAAGGCGTACCATTTGACTGATTGGATATTCGTAGATGAGTTGTTTGACTTGATTACGAAAGGAGGTAAAAATGGATGAGATTAAAGTTGGAGAAAGAATCATTGTTGAATGTGTAGAAACAAACGAAGATAAGCCATTTGTTTGCGATAAGTGTTTCTTCTATGACATATTGCCGTTTTGCCCTCATAGATGTTGTGCGGCTAACCGTAAAGATGGCAAGAATGTAATCTTTAAAGAAGTTAAGGAGTAAAACGTATGGATAAGCTAGAATATATTCCAGGAGATTTAGTAATAACAAATGGAGTACCACTAGGTACTGCCAAAGATGTCGTTTACCGAGTAGTATCATCAGACCCATCAAAAACTTTGAAGTTAAATGATGGAAATGTTCTGAAAGGTGTTGTTCGCTTAGAGAACATCGAAGGTGCGGAATTTGGAGATAGAGGTTATCTCTTAGGCGAATGCTGTGCTTGGGTAAAGGATATTGTTCCTATCCCTCTTGTGCCCGCAATTTTGGAGAAGAATGGATGGAAGAACGATAAAGGAGATTATATAAACGATAGCCATTATCTACATCTATGTGGAAAGTATGATGGATATTCTGTTTACAAAGTTGTAAACGATTATAATGTAGTTTGGTTAACAGGTGTTAGAAATGTATCAGATTTGCAACACCTTCTCTTTGGTCTAGGACTTAGCTCAGAAATGGAGGTGTAGGTATGGAAGATTATTGTGAATATTGCAACCAAGGGTATTGCACATTGCAAGGGGTCGTATGCAGTTTTGATGAAGAGAACCCTTGCATCATAAATGAAATGAAAGTTTAACGCCTTCGGGCATAAATAAAAGTAATATGAGTAAATCAAACGCAAAATTGTACCTTCTTTGTATGATTCATAATCTCGAAAACTGCATTGAGGAAGGTTCTGAGGTAACATATCAAAACATTATAAATCAGTGCAAGAAGGCACTTAAAGAGTTGGAGGACTAGAATATGGATTCAAATTATGATGTAATACAAGGTGATTGCCCTAGTTGCCCATTTGCCGATTTATTTGGTGGATTCTGCTTTTACTACAGATTCCATCCTGCCAACATAGGCTATGGTGAAGCAACTTGTAGATGTGAAGAATTAAAACCAAGGGAGGATTGAACAATGGCAATATATAGAGTTGATTATGTCTGTACATCTAACAAGTACGCTATGGTTGATGCAAATTCAAAGAGCGAAGCAATTAACAAGGCAATAGAAGAAAACAAATGGGAAAAATACCCTGTATTTTTTCCTACCTTTGAATATATTGCTACTCTACAAAATCGTAAACCAAAGTTAGTTTCACCTATATGGGTTTCTGTCAATGATAGACTTCCACCAGTAGATAAAGAAGCTGTTGTCCTCACTAAAGATGGCGAAATATGCTTTGGACATATAGTAGATAAAAAAATAGCCAAAGACTACAACGGATGGAATATTCCTGATGTAGAATACTGGCTACCATTCGTTGACCCAAAAGATAAATGAGTATCATGCTAAAATGTAAGACTTGTATATACAGGAAAAAGGATATGAAGAAGTTCTTATTCTATTGCAAGAAAAGGCATATAAGAGTTGGAGAACGAAGAAAATCTTGTGAGTTATATGAACCAAAGTAAAAAGGGGTAGTTGCCGCTACCCCCAAACAGAATGCTAATCATCAACCCAGAAGGCTAATAGTTTGCCATTCTTCGGACGAATGATTTTTCCATTCCTAACCACGTATGGTCGGAATATCAAACGCTTTCCATTTGATTTTGAAATACCTGTCATAATGAAACAATATTAGGTTCGCTACCATAGGATAGCTGCAATACCGCAAACCTCTTAACTGCGGTACACGAAAAAGCCCCTAAGCGGCAACTAAGGGGCTTTGTAAATCTCATACTTTTCTTTCTTATTTAAAAGGTTGAAACAAGAGGTTTACCCTAATAGAGTTTATTACTCTAAGTATTTCGGGTGCAAAGATACTAACTTTGCACTAATGTAACAATAGTAACAGCGTTAAAATTGGTAAAACAAGGTCTAATTTAGACTACTATAAAATAATATATAAATTTAAAGTAATATAGATATGACAAGAGAAAAACTTTTAGAAAAGGCTAGAGAGTTTGAAAAGAACAATAAGAGAATCACTTGGAAACCAGCTGATTTCCCTGAGGACATGACAGAGGAAAGCACTCTCAATGAACTTATATCAGAAGGAGATAGCATGTATGATGCTTTAGAAGAAGCCGTTAAGCTAATAAGCGATTTGGCTGATGAGTTGGAATATAAAATAGAAGTGGAGGGCGCAAACAATGGCAAATAAAACATATTCAGAATTGATTAAAAATGCGAGAAGAAAGGTAGCTTGGGCTAAAGCAAGTCCGTTTGCAAGCGGCACTGAACATCTCTTAGCAGATAGTCTCGCTAGTATCATTGAAGCTCTTGATGTTATAAACGAAAAGGCAGAAAAAGGTATTTCTGATGCTGCCTATAGTAATATTCATCGTTAACAAAAAAAAAGAAACAATGAATAGAAATCAAGCGAAAGAAATGCTGCCTATTATTCAGGCACATGCAGAAGGAAAGACTATACAAAGCAGATATATCAAAGGTGATACATCACTTTGGTATGATAATGAAGACCCAAGCTTTGATGATGATTTTGAATACCGTGTCAAGCCAGAGTCAAAGTACCGCCCTTTTAAGGACGCAGAAGAGTGTTGGCAAGAGATGCAAAATCACCAGCCATTTGGGTTTATGAAGTTTAAAGATACAGAAAGCGGATATTATATGCTTACAAGTATCGCAAGAGGTGTAGGAGTTGGCATTAATGACTCTCTATTTAGTTATGATAGAGTATTTGATGACTACACCTTTGCCGACGGCACTCCCTTCGGTATAAAAGTGGAGGAATAGTTATGGCAACAGAATATAAAGTTGGCTTAGACCCAGAATTCCGAAAATTAATGGAAGAACGTGGGTTTAAATTTGATAACAACAATAGCTACAAGCCAAAACGGCAGCTGATGGCTACTGATGTTATCCGAGAGCTCAAAAAGTTGGTAGAAGAGAATGGTGATAAACCTGTTTTCGTATCTACTGGATTTGAGTATAGTGATGCTTGCAGTGTATCAACCTATGATAATGGTGATATTTGCATTGGACAATAAAAATAGAACTTAAAGAAGAATAGTTATGGTTACAGAATATAAAATTGGCTTAGACCCAGAAATACAAAAAATGATGGAAGAACGTGGGTTCACATTTAGTAACAACGATATTTTCAAACCAAAACGTCAGCTTATGGCTACTGATGTTATCCGAGAACTCAAAAAGTTGGTAGAAGAGAATGGTGACAAACCTGTTTTTGTATCTACGGGATTTGAATATACTGACGCTTGCGAAGTTTCAACCTACGCCGATGGGAGTATTCGCATAGGACAATAATCACAGAACTAAAACAATGTAGATTATGAAGATTAGAAGTGCGAAGAAGATTTTGAAAATAACGAGAAGAAGTACGGATGCACGTTACTTCGATTCAGAATGTTCAATTAAGGAAGATAGTAGATTCTTACCTAGATTAAAGTACCTCTATAAGAAAGCGACTATCAGATGGAATAAAGCAAATTGGCCGGGTGCTAACGAAAGTTTGTTTCGTGCAATTTTGAGAAATTCAAAGGAGTGTGGTCGTTGTAAGCATTATAAAGGTAATGAGTTTATCGGCAGATGTATCAAACTTCATGATGATGTTGAAAGCAGCGACTGGTGTAGTGGAACATTTTTTGTTAAAAATAAGTAGCGTATGAAACAAAGAATATTAGATATGTGTTGCGGATCTCGTATGTTTTATTTCGATAAGCAGGACCCACAGGTACTTTTTACCGACATAAGAGAATATCACGACATATTATGTGATGGACGCAAATTAGACGTACAACCCGACATGATAGCCGATTGTACTAATTTGCCGTTCGAAGATGAAACATTCAATATGGTTGTCTTCGACCCTCCTCATCTGCTAAAAGTAGGACAGAACTCTTGGCTATGCAAGAAATATGGCAGACTGCCCGAAAATTGGCAAGCATTCATCAACGATTCTATCCATGAGGGCATGAGAGTACTGAAAACAAACGGAACACTCATTTTTAAGTGGAATGAGCAACAGATAAAGGTTAGTGATGTACTAAAGGCTATCACCGATTACAAACCGATATTCGGACATCGTACCACCATCAAGAATCAAACTATTTGGATGGCATTCATGAAATAAGTAACCCACAATCCACACCCAGCTATCACAGCCGAGTGGGGATTTCTTTTTGTAATGAAACAATCTACTTGAACCTAATTAATACAACTAATAAAAATAAAAAAAAGTAAAATCTATACCAATCTATCTATATATTTATCTAAATCCTTTTCGTACCAAACTAGCTCGGTCCATCCTTTCCGCTTTTTACCCTTTGGCAGCCTGCCTTCTTTCACAAGGCGGTCAAAGGTAGCCCTGGAAACATGAACATAGCCGCATGCCTCAGCCTTGCTGATAGGCTCGTCTTTGTTGGCGATGCGGTGCAGAAAATCTAACATGAAAGCATTTTGCTGTTTGTTAGTTAAGCATCTTCCGCTCTGAATCCGCTCATGAAATTCCATCAGGAGCGAATCAATCATCTGCAGTTCTTCGCTAATCTTCGCCATAAGCTAGCACTTTTTGTTTCTGTACCAGAGAGTAAACCCAATCGCGCAAGCCGCCAGTATGAACAGAAAGGCGATATAGCATCTGCCCAGCGACATCAGCCTTTGCTCGTTCTTCGTCAGTTGTCGCTCTATAGGATAAGGCACGGCGACTGAATCCGTCTTGATAATCGTGTCCGTCTTCACCTTATATATATTATGATACCGGTCCCGATAAACCACCTTATTATGGAAAACCGTATCACCCTTCTGAAAAACATACACCGAATCCTTCATGTAGATACTATCCAACTTAGCAAAAGTATCAGTTCTGCATACGTATTCAGTTCTAACAGAAGGAACCTTGATATACTCCTTCGTCTTGCATCCAGTAAACGCCAATAGGATAGCCCCAATCACAAGCCCGATGCAAGCCCATTTCCAAAACCTTATGCCATACCATTTCATAAGCTATATCTCTTTGTATTCAACTTTAGCGTCAAAGCAAGGGCACTCCTTGATTCTCTCCCAAGGATCCACCACGCCATTATGGTTCTTGTCGGGCGAAATATCTCTGTGCCCCAAGATTTCAGCATTCGGATATTTCTTTTTCAGCTGAGTAAGCAGAGTGATAAGCGATTTCTTCTGTTCCTCAGTTCTGTTGTCTACCGCCTTTCCCTTCTTGTTGATGCCGCCAACATAAGCCACATTGATAGCCGTAGCATTATATCCCTTCACACCGTTGCTAACCATTTCTACCGGCAGCATCTGGTGAATCCCACCATCAGCAGTAATCACGTAATGATACCCTGGGTTATTCCAGCCTTTGCGCTTAAACTCATCCCAAAGTTCCTTTACGCCCCATTTCTGAGAAGAGGCACTGCAATGAACAAAAATTCTCTTTATCAGTCTCATTTCTTCTCCTCCTTTCCCTGCTCCTTCATAATCTCAGCAAAAGCCCTAGCCAAGTCTTCTTTATTTTCTAAGAGTATGCTGAAAGAACGTTCCTGCTTCCGTATCTCAGCCTTCTGCCAGCTCTTCTCTCTTACGCTTACAAATTCACAGAACACGCAATATCCTGCCCATATCATAGAGAAGACAGGGAAGGGGAGTACCGTGCAGGCTATCAGGTCTATGCAGACCGTCACCATGAAGGGAGAAAAGTATTTCCTCGCCTTGTCGCAAGTCTTCTTGAATCCTGTACTTGTCGTAGCCAGTCCGTTCTCCTTCGCTTTCTTGATACCGAAGAACAGGTCCACGCCCATAGAAATGATAAGAGCACCCATGCAGATGGCAATAACCAATGCCGATCTGTACAGGTGCTCTTGTAAAAATGTATGTACTATCTCTGCCATATATCATTATTTATGATTAATGGCTACAAAGATAAAAGGCTTTTTAATAGCTTTTGCCGTGTTCCAACTTAGCTGTTCATGTACCACCAGATTTTATCTGTAGGGTGGTTTGTCGATTCGTCACAGAGAAAACTGATAGCCAGTTCCGAAATCCTTTTTCTGGTGGTATCTTTGTTCTTCGACCATTTGCCCACCACGTCTATATGGTCAGCATACATCTTATTCATCGTTACCGCAAAATCCCAGAAGTTGTAGTCCGGTATGTTCCATGATAACCTTTCATAGTCCTCCTTCAACTCATCAAACCCGAAGTAAGGAGCATACTTCTTGTGAACATCATCATCAAAATAATAGATATTGGCGATACAGGCTCTGCCCAGTTGCTCGTCAAAGTGATGCCTCCTCTCCATCCAGTAAAGAAGATTCCTCTGCACAATCCTCTCTTCTTCCTCAGTAAACCCACACTCATCGTTTCTTAGCATCCCAAAGGCAGATTCTGCTATTCGATAGAGCGATTTTGATAAATCCATAAGCGTAAAGCATTAAAGTAAATATGATAAACACATGGTGCATCTCCAACTGCTCGGGAGTGATGAGCCAGTGCTGATAATACAATCTGATAGCGTTGATACCGAAAAAATAGAAGAACGGAATGCGGAATATCCAGCAGTATCTGAAGAAGAAACTTACCGGTATCATGGTCAGTGGCATGTAGATGTACGCCAGCACATAAATCCAGATGATGCAGTTCCCGTTGAAATCGGTATCTATAACTGTTGGTCTAGGGATAGTGCCCATAGTCCCATACGCCGTACCAGTGACCTAACATCAATGGTATGGGTGCCCACTTTGCTAGAAGTTCATAGAACCTCCAAATCTTCCTACTCAATAAGCCTTCCATTACTAAGGCTTTCTCCTCTTCTGAAAGAGTTGATTCTTGTTTTGCTCTCATTTTGTTACGATTTTATGGTTCGGTTTTACATTATGCTAACTGTTCCTGAGAATTACATCTCATTTTGTTGCAAAATTAAGTTTTTTCTTTCGTAATGCCATGGAAACCAGCCTAATATTAAACTTATTTAAATCTTTATATGCTTATTTGGTCATATTCTAAATAATATGTATATTTGCAACATCTTAATGTAGCATTTATATGGCAAGAGCAAATTACGAATTGATTGACAGACAGAGGGATGATCTGATGAAGGCGTATCGGGAGATAGCTCCTAATTGCCATTCCCAACAGGAGGCTTGGGAAAAGGTGGTCCATTCTCCGGCTCCCAGATACTATGTTTCTCCCAAAAGAGCTTGGGATATACTCAGAAGAATGGCAGTCGGCGACTTCTCCAAGGTGGATAGCATGAAGCCGATTCGGCAGAAGTTGTACTATACGCTGTTCAATAGGATGAACGAAATGACGCAGCGAAAGGAGTTCGTGGGCAAATCTTTATGGTTTATCTGCCAGTTCCTTGTTTCTGAGCCTGCCCCCGAGTTCTTCATCCAGCCAAGTAATCTCAAGTTTATTTTCGCTTACTATAAGAAGTATGGAAAAAATTACAGAGAAATGGACCTTCGTAAGAAGAAACTTTCGAACAAAGCTGGTGCTTAGCATCATCTGCCTCGTTCTGTGTACTTGGCATGTCGGTTTCTATCACGGTTGTCCTTGGCAGAATCATATCCTGTATAGCTTCTTCCATGTCAACGGCTTTCATCTTGCCGTAAACCTTCTGGTGCTTTGGCAGATAAAGAACGATATGAAACCAGTCACTTCTCTGGCTGTTGCCTCTGTCGCTAGTCTGCTGCCCATGTATGTTAGTCAGCCTACAATGGGGCTTTCCGGTTTCCTATTCTCTTCCTTTGGTTCAATGTGGGGTAGGACAGGGCGATGGAAAGAGGCATTAAAGAAAGCGATGCCGTTCATTATTTGCACCATGGCCGTGCCGAATGTTAACGGACTTCTGCATCTTTGGTGCTTCATTTTAGGCTACATCGTAGCGTATTGCATAAATAATATCAAAATCAGATAACACACATATAAAGAGAATCATGTTTTTAAAAATGTATTTCATAACTAATTTTAAAGGCGACCACTCGTGATGAGCAGCCGCCTTTTTCATGTTATCATAAATTAGCGCGTATGAAAGAATTATCTCATTTTGTCTTCTCGTCTGCTTTGTACCTCTACTATACTTCCAGCAAAGGAATCAGCAGCCTTAAAGTTCTGCAGCGTATACTTGAAAGTAAAGTACTTCCAAGGCTTACCTGCCAAGCTTGGCAGCTTGCACCAGTGCTTGCAGTCGTTGCTTCCGTATATCTCCAGCCCAATCGTACCTTCGTCCGAATCAAACAGATGCTTCACCTCTCTCAGCGATTTCAACGTCATGCTGCCGCCCAGCTTCAAAGGTCTGGTAGTAAATGATCCGCTATAGCTTTCCGTATCTTCATTGATGTCTGGCTTTCCTGTCAACGTGAAGATAGACATGGCTATATCCTGCACAACGTTGTCCGGATAGTCGTTTGCTATTTTGTCAATAGGCGCATCTGCTACAGACATACCGAATGTACCATCTACCATATTATATATATAGTATATCTTTTCATTCTCATCAAAGTCCTGCTCGCCCGATTCATTCTCAAACCAACCTTTACTCTTTTTGTATATTCTCAGCAGCGAATCTCTATAGTCATAAGCTATAATGCAATTCTTCAAGAAATTCAAGAAGCTTTCTGTCTGTAGCTTTTTAAAGTTCTTTGGAATCTTCCCACTCATTGACGTGCTTACGCATTTTGCGGTACCACCAGATATAGCCATAAGTCCTTTGTCAGATGTAAAGTATACAAGCCTGTCTGTTGGCGTAATACTATCCGGATTGTTGCACACTTCTCTTGAAATAGGATGAACGCTTCCATAAAGACCTTCTGATGTTACGCTCATTGCGTATATTCCTTCGTCAGTAAATACTAACAGAGGATATTGACCGAACTGTCCCTGACTTACTGCTTCTGTGTTGGCAACTATTCCTATTATCTTTCCTGTACCTATCGTATTATCGCCCGATGCCTCGAAAACAAATGGATTGTTTACGACAGAAGTAAATATCTGTGAGTTTAAAACCTCAGGAAGATTCAAGTTTTTTGTCTTTTCCAGAAGCTCTTCTTCTGTTATAGTTTCAAAAGTTGCATCGCCATCTTTTGAAGGAAGGTTGGTAAAAGAATAAGCTCCGTTCAGAAAAGGGTGTTCTGTTAGAGGTATGCTCAGATACTTGCCAGAGCCGTACAATATGATTTCTTTTGCATTAGGATCCGGATAATAAAACCAGCCACGCAAGAAAGAGTCACTTATGCCTATTGTGCTCATAGTCCAAGTATCAACCAAATTTGATACAATATGCGTATACATTATATAATTATTATCGCTTGCTGAACCTTCTCTTCCTACGAGCTTTTTGAAACCGGCAAAAGGGTAGCGCTCTACATCATAAAGGTGTAGGCGGTTATTGTAAGTATAAATCTTTTTTGAGGTAAACTTTGCCCAGCTATAGTAATCGTCTACTTTCAGTTGGGTTTGTGTAGACAGGTTGCTTACTACTCCGTCTGCTATGAATGTCGGCTGCCCGTAATGTGTTCCGTTCACAGAGTAAAGCCATTCTCCTGCTTCTCCTAACCCCTTCGTATTGATTCCGACAGAGAATAATTTATAGAATTGCGTCTTACCTTTCAGCTCTTCTATTATATCTTGGTCCGTTTTGTACGTAGGCTGTATCTCGCTATGAGGAATAATTTTCGAAGGGCGGTCATAATTAAATACATCTTCTTTGTATGATGAAAATCCATAGTTGGCAAATGGCTTTCTATGGGTGTCGTTAGGAGATAAAAAACGCCAGCCTTTACTGATTTCGAACGGAATAACCTGTTCTGTAGCAAAAACGACAATCTCCTTGATGATGTCTTTCCAATCTTCGCTTATCGAACCGAATTTAAATCTAAGCTCACTATATTCAATAAAGTAGAAAATACTTTTTGTACCAGTCATTTGATTTAAATCGGTATAGTATTTGTTTTCAAATGTTGCTCCACTGAATCGGCAATTTCTGTTTACAGTAGGATAGCAGATGATAGGGGCTGTTATTTTCGTATAACTTCCATCATATAGCTTGAATGCACACCTGATAAAAAAAGGGAACGCAAACATATTCTTGCTTTTTACCCAATTAATCGCCTGCATCACATGACCCTGTACGGTTTCCTGGAATTCATTGTAATATTTTGCATCAGTTCCATCTGACTTAATCCAAAAATAATGGAATTGACCTGTTAGGACTATGCCACTAGGTTCTGTTCCTCCTTGTTTTATAAATGCTCCGTTCGCATCATAATACATCGTCTGGTTTGACGTATGGTCAACGCAGTTGCTTACATTCATGAGAGTTCTGTCGTACTCGTCAGGTCGAAACGAAGCTGAATAACTCGGTTTCTCGAAAGAAAACTGATATGTTAGTTCAGGAAAATCTTTCAGAAACTTGTAGGTCTTAGACTTGTATACAAAATAGTACAACCCGCCACTTGTAGTAACAACCACCGTATTACCTACGCTATTTACATCATAGATTTCAACATCTATTTCGAATGCTTGCCATGGTCCAGACTCGATAGTTCCATCCTCTTTACTTTTAGCAAAGATAATTTCATCTTTTTGACCTTTATTGTATTTGCTTTTTTCGTTGAACATCACGTATGTTCTGTAGTCAGCGCCTTTGTGAATATATAATATAGGTCTGCCGTTTGTTACATATTTGGGCTTCTGTACCGCCTTCATTTCTCCATCCTTAAAGATAAATCCGTCACTCTCCAGCAGTTCAGAATCATCTGAAAGCAAGTCGCTAGGCACATTCGTCATGCCCTTGCTAAAGCTCAAAGTTTGTCTTTCTAAGTTTCTTTCCATAATAATTCAACATTTAACATTGACTTAAATTTTCGCCGCCGTATGAACACCATCGCCACCGCGGCTTCTTCTTTCCGCTTTCTTCCAGCTAGGTTTCTCCATGTCCGTAAGACTCACAAAGAGGCCGATGCCGGTACTCATTACCACATCATCATGGTTTCCGTTACCAACGATGTTACCCAAGCTGCCATCATCATGTCGCTCATAGATGCGCAACTCATGATACATTTCCTTGTCTGGCTCCTCATACAGATTGTCATCAATAAACTCTTCCAAGTTATCAATCACTTGTTGCTTCGTCAGCTTGTTGGTTTGGAAACCATACTTCGCCAGTACGTTGTCTTCCACATTCTCCGAACTGCTCGTTCTCTGATACAGATTATCGTAGTAGTCGGCAATCTCCTGCAGAATGGTCAGAAAGTGATCACCCTCCGTGTTGTTGTTCTTCTCTCGGTCGGCCGTATTACTCTCTATCACCAGCAGCGCATCATCATAATAATGAGCTAGGGCAGCAGCCATCCATGCCAGTTTATCATGTCTTACATGTCCTCTGTATCTCGCTACCACCTTTGGCTTGCCCTTCACCGTAGGAATCATACCGAATCGGTCTATCACGGTCATAACGGTATAGTCCGATGTCGTACTCTTACCGCCAATATCCACGCTCACCAAATATCTGTTCTCCACTTGCAGACAGTTTGGCACAGCCCAAATCTTCAAGTCTCCCTCGCCATCGTCTCTCAGCTTCACCTTCGAGTTCGGAATGGTATTATCATCCTTCACGCTGATGTTCACCACGATGTCGGCAGTAAACTTAGGGTCTTGCTTATACAAAGCCTGCATGTCGTCTATAGAATAAGGATTGAATACCAGCCTACCAGAGTTTCTGAACGCATCTTCCTCATCAATAGGAGCCTCGGTAGCACATGCCGCATGGGTGGTAAACTTGTTTCTGTAGTTTCTGTACCATTCTATCGCCTCAAAGCAAGCACCCTTCTGCCACATTCGCCAGAAGAACTTGCCGGTCTCACGGTAACCTTTCGGACAGGTGCTTCGGTCTCTGTTCTGCAAAAGCCACTTGGCAAACGCTTTTCTGTTCTCTACAGGAGTCATATCCTTTTCGATGAAGAAACAAGGAATAAAGAGGAACGAATAAGCATCATTATTCTTTGGGTCCATTGCCAACTGGCACTTGTCGTAGAAGAAACCAGAGTTACCTCTACCGGTACTCTCGAATATCTCCACGTTGTCTTCCAATGGGTCGATACCACCGGATATAGAAGAAATCACACCCTCAGGATCATGCTCAGGTGTCTTCTTCCAATAGGCCACCTCCGAATAGTGGGCACAGTGGAAGTTACTACCACGCACCGAATCGAAGTTCTCGAAGGATGCTACCGTCAGCGTACTTCGCCTGATTGCCTTCACACCATCCGTTACCTGGAAATCGTCAGGAGAATTTTCGTATGGCGAGAACTGAAGTTTTGCGCCCTGATGCCCCACGGTCCACCCCGGTTGCCGCTCCAACGCTTTTCGGTACATCGCCTTAATCTTCTTGGCGGTATTCTTCTGTTGGGCAAGCACAATAGCATTCCAACCATCGCGCCTGTAGTCTTGAATCCATTTGATGTAAAGCTGTGATAGGGTAGAGCCGCCCCACTGACGTGCCTTCAGAATAACTACGAACACCGGTTTGTGGGCATTCCGCAGGTCTTCCATAATCTTCAGTAGCTTTCTTTGAGGATAGTTCAGCTTGAAAGGAATCATCTTACCGGTCTTCTTATCCTCAATCTTATCGGTCACGTATAGGGCGAACTCGGGGTCTTCCATGAACCTCACTCTACAGATGGCAAAGGTAAGCATTTGGAAATGCTGGGCATCATCCTTCTGGTGCAGTACATAGTTGATGTAGTCTTTCAGGCTGCCCATCTTTCTCAGACCTCTGAACAGAACAGATTTGGCAGTCTTCTTTGGGACCCACATCTTGGGAATGAAGAAATCGGATAGTTCTATCAGCACACGATGCTCAAAGTTATAGCAACCTTCGCCCGTCATAGGGTCGTAGGTGCCATAAATCTCATCGTATCGCTTCTGATTTTCCGCTACGAGATTATCTATTTCCTGTTCAGTTACTAGAGCCATCCGTTAAATCGTTTAGTTCCTCAAAATCTGCATCCTGTATCTCGGGTGCTTTGCTTATATCCAGTACGTCTGCCTCGTCTTCGTCCTCTACGGTAGTCATACCGAGTGCCATGAGCTGCTTGAAGTCTGCATCTATACCGTGGGTAACGCTTACTTCTGTCTGCTTTGGTATCATGTGCTTGGTAAGGTCTTTGTAGATGGTGACGTATGTCTTAGGATCATACTCTGCCAGTTTGTTCATACAATTCTCAAACTGCTCTTGGCTCCTTGCCAGCCAGTCACGTATATATTCCTTTTGGGCACTCTTTCTTGCAGGGAGAAGTTTCTTTACCTTCTCCTTCTTCTCTTTCTGTATCTCCCTTACAGACTTAAATCCATCCATTTCAAAATCTTCCATACGCTCGCTTTTTTATTATCCGAAGGGTTTCAACGTGTGAATCATGCTGCCCGGCTTGGTAGAGTTGGCGCAGTCTATGATGTCTATCTCCAGTTCGTCCAGTAGGTTCATCTGGTCTATCGTCAGAGGGTCCTTGCTCGTCAATGTGCGCATAAAGTATTCGTATAGCGCACCGGTCACGATATAGTCGTGTATCAGCTTGACGAGTGCATCATATTTGGTATCATCCCAGTAGTCGGGAAATTTCAGCCATATCTCCTTCTCATCCCATTCTCTCAGGGCATTATCCCTAACCCTTCCTTCTGGTTTCATTACATAGGCAGACAGATTCGCTTCCACCTTATTAATATACTTGTCAAACCAACGGTAAAAGAGTGGACGTTCCTGATCGTTCTCGCTTGTCGGAATGTCTTCACCTTGCGCATCCTTCATGTTCCGTCTTGCTCGTCCTACCATGTTGGTATTTGCATCTATATCATACCAGAGTTGTGTGGCATAGATAAAGATGTGTTTATCCCAATAGCCGTGCCCTGCTCTTCGAGGCTTCGGCAAGAAAGGATTTGGCTCGGGCTTCCATCCTCTCTCTCGGATAAAATGTGTTGGGTGTAATTTGTTAAACTCCATCTTATACCTCCTTTGCTACGGTTGCTTCTACTTCTACTTCCAGTTTGTCGCTGTGTCTGGAGAACAGAGTGATGGTTGCTACACCTGTATTGATAGGCTTCAGCCAGAAAGCATGTGGCTCCTTGCTTCTGTGTACTTCCAGTATACTAGGGTCGCTGCTTCTTGCCTCAATATCATCAATGGTTCCTTCGTCAATAGAGTAGGATAGGGTAACGTCCATATCGTCTATGCGGATGGTTACTGCTCCGTCCTCTTCGCTTCCGTCCACCTTGGCGGTCAGATGTTGGGAGTATGGAACAGTAGGGACTGCCGGACCGCTCAGAATGAAACATCTTCTAATGCTCTGCTCGTCCAGTGCAAGTGTAGCCTGATATGGTTCTGCCTGTTTCAGATTCGTAGTCTTTAACCACCACTGATAAATCATGTAGTCCTCAACGTATTTTGCCACCAGTCGTGCCAGAGTATCGGTCAACGTTCCGTTACATCTTCGTGAGGCGTTCAGAACGAACTCCACAATATCATCATCTTTGTCGTTGTAGTAGATGATGTTATCTCCTACTGTTTGCGCAGTAGGAACGATATATTCTGCAAGAATGGTCTTTGTCATTTCTAAGGCAGTCTGAAAGTCGTGCGTTAGCGTCCTTTCATGTACCTCATCGTCACCTGCTGCCTCTTGAAAACCAGTCTTGATGTTTCTTTCGTCAGTAGAACTGTCTATCTTTGCTTTCAGGTAGGTTGTCGACTTTACTGCCTCAATCACTACCGATTTGATGATTTGAAATTTTATAATCATAGCTTATCCTTGTTTAATGGTTTCTAACTGTGGCTCGTTCTCTATGGAACCAGTCATATCTTTCAATGTCTTTACTGATGTAGGAGGTGGCGTCTTGTCGAATACAAGCTGTATTGCTGCCTTCAAGTGCATATTCATTTCTTCTGAGTACACTTTAGCTTGCTCTGTACTGCTCAAAGTTAGCACCATGTAGGCTGTATACGCCCTTACATATCCCATAAAGCAACTTTCGAAAGCATTCTTGTGTCCTTCGTTCAGTCGGGTCACATTGAAAGTTACTGATGCCGGGAGTGAAGAGTCCAGATAGGTCTTTACTACTGGTGCCATTTCGCCGGCAAAACTTCGAACCGCTGATTCGATGTATTGCCTTATCACCATTTTCTCTACAGATGATAGGGTCGTGCTTCCAAACAGAGAAACACCATTCTTGTCTTTCAGCCTCTTTGCAATAACTGAAACCTGCTTCGTCACATCACCTTCGATGTACTCCATGCTGATTGTTACTAATTTCGTCTCTTCTGCCATACCTTATGCTGCTCTGTTATATCCTAATGCACTCTGTGCCTGTGCTACCGCATTCTGGTCTGCACCCTGCACAATTCCGTTTTCTACCTGACCGACGCCTTGCTGCTGAGCCATTGCCTGTTGCTGCTGATACATCTGTTCAAGCTGAGCCTGCTGCTCCTGTACGCTGGCAAGCAGCTTGTCTGCAAATGGTGCGTTGAGGTTCTGCAGATACTGGATGATGTTGATACCGCCCATATCAAGAAGCTTGTCAAGCGTATCGTTCTGCATCGTATTGAAGGCTGCCGTAGCTGCTGCATTCTTGATGCTGATCTTGAAGTGAATATCTCTTGCCGAAAGGCGGTCGTACTTGTAAACCGTATTGAAGTTCCGGTCGTAAACCCTTCTTCCGTCTTCGTAGTACTGCTGTATAGTCATGCACTTCTTGGTTGCCAGCTTCTCCGTAAACACGTCCATGTCGGCAAGGATGGTATACAGAGACGTGGTTGCATTCTGGCTTTCCTGTGCATATCTGGCTGCCGAAGTTCCTGCCGATGGAGTCTTACCCTGCAAGGCGCCGCTCACGTTGGTAACCTCTCTAATCAGGTTCAACTCTATCTGCAAGAGTTCATTCGTACCGATATTCACGGCATTCGATGTAATAATCTCTGGCTTCGCATTCGGTGTCTTCACCGATGGTTTGTAGAATATCCATCCGTCATACTCTACCGCCTCTTCCATAAACTGCTCTGGTGTTCTGCCGTTAAGCACATTCGTTGGAATCATCTTGAATCCCTTGAAACTACTTCTGATGGCCATGTCGTTCATCACAATCAGTCGGTTGATGTATCGCTGTTGGTCTATGATGTTGGCAAGGAACGGATGAATCTCTCCGTTGATATACGGATAGAGTTTCATCGTGAAAGGATGGCTCTTATAATCGTATGGTGTTTCGCCCTGGCAGAGGATAGTTCCGTCTGGCGCCATGTAGGTATAATACCAGTACTTATCAGCTATCTCTTCGCTGGTAATGTAAGCTCTGTCTTCTTCCGCTATACCCATTTCATCATACTGCTGTTTGCGCTTCATGTTGTCGTTGCGCAGTTTCTGTATCATCGCAGTATCATCCAAGTCTATGCGGAAGTAAGCACCGGTTCCTGTGGTCGCAATAGGGTCAAAGCATTGCAGTCTTGGCTTGGTTTCCGTGGTCCACACCTCAATCACTCTAGAGTAATGTCTTCCCTTGTTGCTATGGTCGAAACAGAGATTCTCCAACGCCTTCTCTTCGTTAAACTCATAGCCGTAGCTGTTATCGTCCAAAGGATAAATATCAAAGATAGCATTCAGATCATCTTCTGTAAGCCCATATTCCTTTTTGGCAAACTTCTGATACAAGTCTTCTCGGCTCACGTCATGCAGCACACCGATAAGACTCACGTCATTGTGTCGTGGGTCGCTGCCGCATTCAAAAAACATGTGGTCGGGTTCCATCGCGTCTGTCCATGAGTCGGGCATTTCAAGTTCCTTCGCCTCCCAACTCTCTCTGACAAACATCTGACCGCCCATAAGATAGTCCTTAATAGCGTGGTTCAGCACATCTTGCATGTACGTTGTCTGCCAGTTGCATTGCATCGTGGCACTCATCATGTCGCTCAGTTGCCGGGAGTCGCTATCTCTTGCAAAGCAGACCGGTTCCGTTCCCTGTTTGGCATAAAGACCGGCAATAGATTCCAGAATGCTCACCATGATGTTGTTGCTCATAGGTGTCTGGTTGCGCCTCTCCATATAGGTGCGCTCCGTCATTTCTTCCCAGTAGCCATGGTGGTATACTCTGATGGTGTCGCTCCATTGGTCGCCCATACAGTAGCGCATCGTTCTCGCCCTCGTTTCTCGCACACCGCTCAGGTTATTCCAAGCATTTCTGCATCGGCTGAGTAACTCCTCGTCCTTGCCGTGTTCTTGTCTTCGCTTGCGAGCCTTAACCGAGTCATACTTATGTTGAGGCATCACTTTGCTAAGTGTCAGTATTCTTGCCTTTACCATTTTCTTATACATTATTAATTATAGGCGCAAAAATAGGCAAAAACATGGCTTTCTTTGCCGTGTTCCAACCAACCACCAAGCGCATGGTTGGAGCACGGCAAAACTTCTTCAATTTATTTGCATTTTTGCCGAAAAGTTTCAAACAGTATAGAGATATGACAAAAGAAGAATTAGCACAGATGAATGAGGAAGGTGGCGCACAACAGGCTCCACCTGCTGAGGCTGCTACAGATGAAGCTCCTGTAGAGGACCGCCCTAATCGTACAGCTTTCTCCAAGCGCTTCTCTAATCGCCATTCTGACATCGACTTCGAAGACAAGGAAGCTCGTTATGCGGCGATGAATGATGATGCTGATTTGCTCGGACAGTACGAACAGAGCGGTAAGGCATTATCTAAAGTATTCGATAAGCACAAGTGGCTCGCTGCTCTGGCGATGGATATGGAGAAAAATCCGGACGACAATCCGTTCGATGCGATGGCTCGCTTGGGTATTGACGTGAAGACGTTGCTTGATGATCCTGAAGGCGGCAAGAAACTCGCTGAGATTCTCGCCAAGCACAACGAGGACGTGGCTGAACAGAACGAGGCTACCGAGAAGGTTACTGCCAACATGCGCAAGTCGCTTGAACGCCTGATGAAGCTCTATCCCGATGATGCGCAGGATATGTGGTCCCAGATTTACGAAATTCACGACAAGGTTGAGAGTGGCGACATTTCTGATGATATTTGGAAGATGCTCCACAATGCCAACAACTACGATTCCGACATCACTTCGGCACGCGACGAGGCGGCTATGCAAGCCCGAAACGAAAAAATTCAGAATAAGGTTCGCTCTTCCGCAAACGAGGGTATTCCTCCTTCACTTTCTAGTTCGGGCGCAGGAAACAAGCCTGCCAAAAAGAAGAATGAGCCGAAGAGCGGATTCTTCGAAGGTCTCACTTATTAATATTAATCCATAAATATATGTATAAAATGAAGAAAGATTGTTTTAAGAATTTTATGAGTGGTCAGTTCATCTTTAAGATGATTCTGATGCTTCTTGCCGTAGTCACAGGCGGCGGCGTTCTCGCTATGGCTGATACCGCAGAGCCAACTACTCAGATTGGCGATGAGGGTCATGAACCGTCAACCAAGGAAGATGCGGCAACCGAGCCTGTTGATCCAGACAAGTCAGACCGGTTGGCTCCAGGCGGCAAGGTAGAAGGTCAGGACTTGACCGGCACGCAGGCTTCTGCAACCCAGATTCGCAAGGGTGGTCTTGCCGAGGAGGATTGGGATAGTGAGGTAGAGAAATATCGCCCTTTCCGTACTCCTTTGCTCCAGATTATCCGTAAGATTACCAAGAGTGTGCCTTGTAACGGCTATGAGAAGAAGCATGCCCGTGTTGGTGGTGACACCCTCGATGGTGTTGTTACTAAACAGATTGAAGCTGTCGCAGCTGGTGGCACTATCAAGCTTACCAAAGCCAACTTCTCTGGTTCTTTGCTTCCTCTCTACAAGGGTAGTACCGTTATCGTTCCTTCTGTTGCCGGTTATGAGCGTGGTTCCAAGACCAAGGTTAGCGGTCGCTTGAATCTCTTGGTTATTGAGAAGACAAAGGACGAGGTTACTTTGCAGGCTCTTAATGGTCCAGCTGAGACCGAAGGCACTGTTGGCGAAACCCTCGACTCTATGGGCTGCCCAGCTATTCCAGCTAACAGCCGCATCCTCTGTGCTTCCACCATCCTCTCCGAGAGCCAGATGAATGTTCCACCAGAGAACTACCAGCCTCGCTCAGAGGAGGTTTACTTGCAGAAGCGTGCATTCTCCATCATCTTCACCGAGGAGTTCGAGAAGATCAAGAAGAAGGCGCCTCATACCGTTGCCGACATGAAGGAAGATGCTCTCACCAAGTTCTTGCTTCGTCAGGAACGCAGTTACCTCTATGGTACTAAGTTGAAGTTCCTCATGGAGACAAAGGACGGTGCTCAGGAATATGCTTACTCTGCTGAGGGTATCATCAACCAGCTCACCAACTCTTACGGTATCGGCGACACCTATACCTTCGCTGACCTTATCGCTATCGCTAAGCTGATGTTCACTGACTTCGCTGAGTCTGATACCATGTATCTCTTCTGTGGTAAGAACGCTGTCGAGCGACTCATGAAGATTGAGCTTCCTAAGGGTCGCGATGTCATGTTCTCTACTGTTAAGGAGTTCGACATCACCTTCAACCAGTTTAAGTGTAGCTATGGTACACTCAACTTCGCTTGGGATAGCACGCTCGACTACATGGATTTGGAAGACTGCATGATTGGTGCTGACTTCAAGGGTGCTCGTCACTACGTCAAGGAGAAGAGCAAGGAGCGCACCAACGACTTGTCAAAGGATGCTTACGATCCACGTCTGGCTAAGCGTTACATGCACTGGGAGGCTGATTGTGTTGCTCTTCGTGGCTACAACAGCATTCTTGTTGGTCCAGAGAATAAGATTTCTACACTTGGTGCATCGGGTGTTATCAACAACATTATCTCCATGAGCAAGTTGCCTGAGACTCCTCGTGATGGTATGATTGTCGCTTTGACAGCCGATTACGAGGCTCCAAATGCCGGTAGTGGTACAACCAAGTACGAGAAGGAGAATGTTTATATCTACAAGGGCGGTAAATGGGAACTCTTCTCAGGTCAGCTTATTGCAGCCTAGTGTAATACACCGAATAACAAGTGACTGGCTTCGTGCCGGTCACCTGTTGTTATAAATAAATAATTAGCAAATATGATTAAGGTATATAGATATAATGCAAATAGAAACTCTGTAAGCCATATTCTTCAAGGCAAGAATGGCGTAACAGTTCGCTACAACTTCGAGCGGGGTAATGTGATTACCAAGCAGAAGCCGGAAATTATCTTGAAGAATGAGTACGCTCAGAATTTGCTCGAAAGCAGCGACCTCTTCAAACAGGGTCTCGTCAAGCTCATCCGTTCAGAGGAAACTCTTGAGGATAAATTGAAGAAGGCTGCAGAGCTGGAAGAGAAATCTTCCGAAGAAAATAAAAAGGGACCTATTGAGGTTGCTTCTGTCGTTTCTGATGAAGACTTGATTGCTTTTGTCAATGAGGAAGACAAGCGTGAGGGTTCCCGACAGTTCAAGACTTTAGCAAGTGCTTTGGAATGGGCAACAAAACACAACTTTGTTTTCCCAAATCACAAGCCATAATATATAATAAGGTGAAATGAAGGTAGAAGACATCATAAAGGCAGTACGTTGGTGCATAGACGAGGAATCCAACAACACATCGGAAATCACCGATGAGAAGGATGATTTGTATATGGACAACATCATCAAGTCGAAGATAAACGACGCCATGCATTGGATAGCCATTACTGCTGCATCTTCTCCTGTCTTATCCGACTCCAAGAAGGTAGATGCAACGACTACTTCAATCATTAAGGTAGAAAGCTTTGACGAAACAAGAGGCATTGGATCAATTACGATGCCTAGCGATACCGAGGTTATCAATATCTCCCGAGTTCGTGGCAAAGGCTGGTTCAAGGCAGTCACGCCAGTAGAAGATACCGACGATGAGGCTCTTATGATGTTCGATGATACAGCAAAGGGAACCGCAGACCGTCCTTTGGCAACAATCATGCGAGAGAATCCTATCCGCATCCTCTTGCAGCCAATACCAGACGAAGCCGTTATTTCCTTTGTAGGCGTTCCAAAGAATGTGAGCATAACATCAGATACAACTGATGTAGTCATCCCCGATAAACTTTCGAATGCCTTCATCTATTATCTCGCCTTTCTCCTCCTCTCAGCCTACGATGATACCAAGGCAAATCAGATGTACACGATAGCCTTGCAGCATCTAGGTGTTAGCACAAAGTAGTAGGATAGGAAGACTATTAATTATTAACTTTTAATTATTAACTGTACAAAATGGAGTATGTATCAACGAATTATAACGAGGAAGAACTTGCATGGGTATCACCAGAGATTACTCTGCATCGTGACATCTACTTGGTGATTACGCTCAAACACCCGGGCAAACTCATCATCCGGCAAGATAAAGGCGACGGTAAGAAGCCTAGAGTCCCCATCCGTGCCCACAAGAACACAGATAAGTTCTATCTTCGTATGCGAGTTGTCCCAGAGACCGTAAAGATTCAGATATTCACTTCATCAGAACCAAAAGAAATCAAATATGCCTACATTTAGAGACGATATAAAAATAGGTGGTATGGTGCCGATGATGAAAACAGACGACATCAACGACCAAGCCATCACGAAAGACAAGATTCGTGACGGTAATGTTACGACCGAGAAGTTGGCAGAAGGCGCGGTAAGCACCGACAAGCTTCCCGATGGAGCCATCAAGACAGAAAAGATAGCTGACGAGAACGTTACGACAAGCAAGCTTGCCGATGGAGCCGTATCAACTTCAAAGCTTGCCGATAAGAATGTAACCAAGGAGAAAATCGCCGACCAGTCGGTAGATAACTCAAAACTTTCCCCCGAGGCAGTCACCTACGATAAGGTCAAGAATAAGGCAATCATCACCGAGAAGCTCAACGACCGGGCAGTAACCACCGAGAAGGTAGAGGAGAAGGCTATCACCAACCCAAAGTTGGGCGACCAGTCTGTAGATGGTAGAGTAGTCCGTGAGGCATCCTTGGAATCCAAGCATTTCGCCAACGAATCTGTAACTACAGAAAAGGTAGCAAGGAAGTCTATCACGAACGATAAGATTGCTGACGGAACGTTGAAAAAGGAAAAACTAGACCCTGAGCTTCGTAAGGCGATAGAATCTGCAACTGGTCTTCCTGATGAACTTGTAGAAATGATTCAGGACGTTGATGAGAATCTAGCCAAGCTGAATGATACGGTATATCCAATCATCTTAGGCTTCACCATCACCCCGAATGTAGGTACGATGCAGACAGAGGTTCGCTATTCTGTTTCAAGCGACAACAAGCCCCTTGTGCCTGATACCTTGCAGATTTTAAAACAAGCCAACGATGGATTGTTCAAGGTCTTGACAAATACCCCATCATCTGGTGGAACATTGTCTGATGTAATCGAAGGGGCAAGAGAAATCTTCAAGTTTACTGTAGAGAAGAAAGACAGAACTGGCAAGAGTACATCACAGACTCGCTACCTCTGCTACTTTGGAGGGAACCCAGCAGCCACCATGACCGCTGAAATCCTCAATACGCTCAACAAGGTATCATCCACAGGAATATCATTCAATCCAAAAGTAACTACCAAAGATAATGATTACATCTGGTTAGTAGTACCTAGTTATCTCTCAATCAGCCGTGTAACCAGTGCAGGATTTGATGTAACCCTTGCTGCTCCTCAGTCTATCACCAATAATCTAGGCAGTTTCAAGGCATACAGAACTATCAACCCTCTCACTGCAACTACGTGGAATTTAGTAATATCATAAACGTATAAAGATTATATAATATGAGTATAAATTTAACAGACGAGCTTCTAGCCAAGACCAAGAAGGGTAAGATTGCCTCTGCTAAGCAAGTGTTTCTTGAAGGAGACCAAGAGAACTTGCAGCAAATAGGTGAAAAGACTCATCAGTTGGAGGATGCCATCAAAGACATCACCGTCTCAGGTGGAGCCTCTACTGCCACTGCTGTCTCTTATAATAATGAGACTAGTGGCATGACCGCAGTCACTGCCCAAGGAGCAATAGATGAACTTGCAGCTAAGAACAAAGCGCAGGATGCCACTATTGGTACTAAGGCAGAGAAGTCAGAGGTAGCTACAGAACTTGATAAGAAGTTCAATAAGGAGAATATTGCCCAAGAGTTTGGTGATTCAGAGGATAAAGTAGTCTCCCAGTTTGCTCTTCCATTCCGAGAGATTGATTCTCCAGAGTTTATCAAGGCAATAGTAGATGCAGAAGACCACTTCTTGTTTGGCATTAAGCTTGATGGTACCATTGAGTGGAGCAAGGGTATTCCTGCACCAATCAGAGCAAAGTTGCAGGAGATTGTCAACCAGTGTCAGCAGGATAAGACAGATGTTCTTGAAGCTATTAATGCTGTCAAGGAAGAATTATCTGCAAGCATCACAGCGTTGCAGGAAGGTAAGGTGGACAAAGAGGAAGGTAAGTCTCTCATCGAAGATGAAGTAAAGGAGTGCTTCAAGGTTATTGAGAATGAAGAGTTCATCCATGCAGTAGTAGTTTCGGAGGACAGACTTCTCTTTGGTATCTACAGAGACTCAGGAAAGCCTTATTTTCCACTCAATGAAATGTATCACGTTGAGCAGAATGAAGAGTTCTTCGCAGTCTGGCTTGATGCAGATGATAAGGTACTTCTTGGAATCAGAAGAGACGGAGAAATCATTGGCGAAATCCACGCTGTCAATGCCTTGAAGCAAGTTATCTCTCAGCTTCAATCAGACCTTGCATCATTGCAGGAGAAGGTAGGTACAATAGATACCAATCTCAAAGAACTTCTTGATGTCTTCTCTTTGCAGGATAGCGAGGAGTATCTTGCAGTTGAGCAAGATGCAGATGAAAGGATTCTTTCTGCTACACATAATGATGGTAGCCATTACTCTTACAACTTGAAATCAGAAACCATTGATGCTAAGGTTGATAAGGAGAAAGACAAATCTCTTATTGATTCTGGTGTAGCAGAATCAAACTCTACAATAGAAGACCTTGAAGGCAGAACAGAGATTACAGAAGATTCTGAAGGAAAGGTTCTTGGTTATAGAGATTCAGAAGGAACACGTCATGAACATAAGATTTCTGTTAATCACATCAATTTATCAGAGGATGCAGTAAAAGAAGTAAATGATACCTTCAAGTCTGCTGGTATCAAGATGGATAACCCATCTGATTTTAGCAAGGATAGCTATATTGAATTACCTATCCCTAGAGTTGCTGCACAAGTAAAACTTTATGCTCCAAAGTTGCCTACTACAAAGCAGGATGATATTGAAGCAGAAATCGAGTACAATGACAAAGATGGAAACTATTTCCGTAAGCCTGTAATCTTGAATGCACAAGGCTCATCTTCTATGTCATACTATGTAAAGAATATGGCTATAGATATAAATGATGAATCAAAAATCAAATTTGGTGATTTTCCTTCACAGGACAGCTTTCATTTAAAGAAATATTTCATTGACATATTCCGTGGACAATGTATTGTTGGATATTGGCTGATGGAGCAGGTTTATCAAACAAGAGCAGCAGGCAAACGTTATCCTTATGAGCTGTTGTCTGATGTATATAGCCCTTATACTGGAAACGGTAAAGTTAATCGAGACTTCTACACTGGAGCAAAATGCCATCCTGATGGTTTTCCTATTGTCATAACATGGGTTAATACTCAAACCAAAGAGGAGAAAAATATGGGTGTTTATGCTTGGAATCTCAAAAAATCTAAAGAGATATATCACGCAGATAAGAAAACCCCAGAGAATATTATCCTTGATGGTGTAATAGATAGTAAAACTCTATTTGGTGGAACTGTTAATTGGACACAGTTTGAAATCAGAAATCCAAAGTCTCTCATTGATATTGATGGTAATAAATATGACGGAGATAATCCAAAAGAACTTTCTGAAACTGATAAAAACAGTAAGAAGGTAAAAGATTACTTGCTTAGATTGTCTGGCGTAAAAGCTGCCTTGACAGAAAACAACACAAAGGAAACTTTTGAAAAGTATTTTATTGCAGAATCTTTCATAGATTACTTTGTAATTTCACAAGTACTTTACCATTTAGATGGTTTCAGAAAGAACTGGATTTGGTGTACTTGGGATGGGCAGCATTGGGCACCTACACTTTATGATGTAGATAGCATATTAGGCGCACATTGGAATGGTACATTTGTCATACCAAATAGTGACAAGAATACCATATTAGGAATAGGAAGTGTTCTTGGTCTTGAAACTCTTTATGCAGACGAGATAAAAGCTAGATATAAGCAGCTTCGTGATTCAAACATTTTCTCTGTTGACAATATTATTAATTTGCTAGAAAAATGGCTTAATAACATTGGTTATGAGAATATGGAGGATGAAATAAAACTATATCCTGACACTCCATCTTACAGAAATCCAAATCTTAATAGCGGATGGGCAATAGTCGGTTATGTTAGTGCAGAAGATAATTACAGTGCAGAGAAAACTTACAATGAAGGTGATACCTGTATCTACATGGGCTATACCTTTAAGGCTACAACCACATTAACTAATGTGACACCTCTATCTTCGACTTATAGTAACAAACCATATTATTGTGGTTTCTATAATTCGGTAAAACGAGTTTCTGTTTGGTTGACGAACAGATTGGTATTTTTAGATAAAACATATAGTTACACAGAAGTTTAATTAATTAAAATAAATAATTATGGGAAAATGTTTAGTTACAAAATTGAACGGAAGTTCTAATAATAGTGATTTGCTTCGTATTGGTGAGATGCGAATTAAATTCAATAAAGTTAGTAATCCTACAGCTATAACACAGTGTATTAAACTTAATGTAGCAAGAGGCACTAAGCTGGAAATTATAGGTGATGGATATTTTACGGATTCATCTTTAGCACAAAACAAGGGTAAGAATTTGACTATCACTGCAAATACTAATACCAAAGTTTATGTTAGTAACAACGATATTGAATTAGCAATATTAGACAAATATGCTATTGCAGCTATTTTTGTTGAAGAAAATTTTAATGGAAATGCAGCTTTCGATATAGATTTTTTGAAATATAGTACTCAAGTAACAAATTTATATCTAAATAATATACCAGTTTATGGTGATATTGCAGCATTGAAGAATCTAACTGCTTTGACTAATATTAATTTATCTAATACTAATGTCAGTGGAGACATTGCAGCATTGAAGAATCTTACTGCTTTGACTAATTTGAATGCAATATCTACGCAATTATCAGGAGACATCAGTGCATTGAAGAATCTTACTGCTTTGACTAATTTGAATGCAGTATCTACGCAATTATTTGGAGACATTGCAGCATTTAAGAATCTTACCAATTTGACTGGACTTCGTCTTTCTAATACAAACATTAGTGGTGATATTGTCAACTTGAAGAATCTTACAAAGATTGCAACTGTGGAGTTTAAGAATGTTGCAGGACTGACAGGTGATATGGGTACGCTGCCAGATAACATCTTATTCTTTACTGGTGGTTCTGGCAAATTTACATGGACTACATCAAGCAGAACATATATTCTTGCTACAGAAAACGCCCATTGTGACAAGATTGACGATATGTTGAATGACATGGCTACCAAGACTGCAAAATTTGCTGGTGAACAAACTTGGTATAAGACAATCTCATTAATTGGTTCTCGAACCTCAGCATCAGATGCAGCAATACAGACATTGCAGAGCAAGGGTTATACAGTCTCAATCACTCCTGCATAAGGATACAAGTTTAACATTAAAGTAAAGAAAGGAAACAAAATATGAATAAGTTAACAAAGAAGTATAAGGTAGTACATGAGGGAACCAAGATGGTGTTCCCTCTCACAGAGGAAGGTGACAATGCAGAGGTATTCCCAGCAGTAGATGCCACCGCAGTAGAGTTTGACACATATTCAGAAGCCAAGGCTTACGTAGATGAGCATAACTTGGTGTATGAGGAGCCAAAGTATGAGTAGACAAAAAACAGGGTGCTATATTATATAGCACCCTATTGCTTTTATTTACTAAGATAGAGATTCTAAGATAATATAAATCGGCTACTTATTACAAGCCCAATTCTTTCGTGTGAGAGAAGTTCTTATTTTGCCCTTTAGTTAATTTGATGGCATCTGATTCATAGAAACATCTGGAACAGAAACAATCAAAGTAAGGAGTATAAGTATAGTAATGGACTTCGTTTACACTATATCCTTTTTTGATTAATGGACATGAACTATTTGAATGAATGGTTTGCTTGTGGTTAGACAAATCCCTTTCTATGAAAACGTAATCACCTAGCCTAGTTGGCATGAAATGGTATGCAATAACAAGAAGCATTCCGAAGACTAATAATGCTAATACACGCACATGCATCCTTCTTATTTTCGGAGCGAAGTGCATATCATACATTTCTTTTTTAGAAACTAATGCACCGTTTGTTTTACCTACGGTGCATATACGATATAACGACAGGCAGGCTAATATGAATAGCACGGCAAATATAATAATCGAGATAATTGTTTCCATACGCAATAATTTTATTTTTCCTGCAAAAGTAGCAAAAATATCAATAGGTTGTACCGGCCAAAGCTTACTTTCTTTCTAGTTTAGAATATTGCTAAATAATTGAGCATCATCTTACTCATCATAAATCCCTGAAAGACAGTTATCTAAACCTTAAAAACTTTATTTTGAGCATAGTTAGGCAGAGCCTCATCTTCTTCGTAACTTTGCACCAAGTTCAATAGTGAACGAAACGAATAAACTATTTTATTATGAGTGAGTCAAAAACTTACGTATTCGGGGAGAACGGAACCAGCCAGGGCGGCGGTTTCAATAGCATTCTCGCTATGCTCCCAGCACTTATGCAGCGACAGGGTGTAGATCCAAGTTTGTTTGCTCTCTGCAACGGCAAGGGCAATGGTGGCGGTTGGGGCAATGATTTGTTTGCCATCCTGCTTCTCTTCATCATCATGGGTAGAGGCAACTTCTTCGGTGGTGCCAATGGTGGCGGCTTCATGCCTAACGGACAGGGCGGTGTTGCTCCTATGATTAACAACGATGCCAATACGGCTGTTATCATGCAGGCAGTTCAGCGCAATGGCTTCGATGTTCAGTCGCTCGCTACTGCTCTCAACACTACTACCGGTAACGTTATCGCTGCCATCAACGGTGTAAGCAAGGAGATTTGCGGTGTCGGCAACCAGATGGGTATGACTGCTAATCAGGTATTGACTGCCATCATGCAGGGTAACAACGCAATCGCTACCCAGTTGGCAGAATGCTGCTGCAAGACCAACAACAACATTACCGCCATGGACGGCAATATCAAGTTGGCGATGTGTCAGCAGACTGGAGCCTTGCAGAATGCCATCAACAACGTGGCAGTGGGTCAGGAGCGTGCGGCTTCTTCCCTTGCTTATGCTACAAAGGACCAGTCTTGTGAGTTGAAAAATGCCATCAAGGAAAGCACTCTTACCATCGTCAATGGTCAGAAGCAGCAGGAGATGCGCGAAATGCAGAACAAGATTGATGCGCTTCGCGAGGAGAACAGTACCTTCAAGGCTTCCGCAATGACTTCACAAATCGTGGGTCAGGCTGTAGCTCCAATCAATCAGGTATTGGCTGGTCTGCAGAACGAGGTGGCAGGTATCAAGTGCAAGCTGCCAGAGACAGTAACCACTCCTTACAGCCCATTCACTGCGGTTCCTAACTGCGTGGCTTATCAGGCAGGATTGTATGGTTTGAATGCTGCTAATGGTGCAGGATTCTGGGGTTAAAGAAAGGAGGCTGCTATGTTATGGTTAAGACCTT